AAGTCCCTGTAAACCCAAACCTATACTTAGCGTGATGAAGTTTAGTCATAATCGATATCAGAGACTTACTCTTGAAGAGATGTGCCTCATCACCAACTACAACGTTATACTCCTCAAACCATGATCTCTCTAACTTATAGATAGATTGCCAGGTGGTAATTGTCACAGGACAATTTGTGTCCTTTTCTCTACCACTGTAAATCTTATGACAATATGTCTCAGCGTCCCAACCGTAGTCCTCAAAATCCTTGTACATCTGCTCTACAAGAGATGTCGTTGGAACGACAAGAAGAATTTTTTGTCCTTTGTCTACATAATATCTCACTAATGAATAAATCATTAGAGATTTGCCGCTCCCAGTGGGGCTTATCAATAGCTTTCTATTATGCTTTAAAGCATCGTATACTCCCTCAATTTGGTATTGACGTGGAGTATGAGTGCAAATAGATTTCATAAATCCTTTGACACCCTCAAATGATATCTCATCATTTACTTCAAAGGGTTGTCCGTAGAATTTATTATTTTCAAACGAATAAGAATATCCGTAGTTATTACAAAAACTTACAATCTTATCCAGCAGTCCAACATAGATCTGCTTGGAACGCATGTCATATAAATGAATTTCTCCATTCCAATTTCTACCACGATATTGTGGCATAAACTTGGCGTTTGGGACTTCAAATTTGAAATGATCTCTTAACTCATATTCAATATGAGGTTCAGTATTGATTTTTAGAAATACTTCGTTGGATTTAGAGATTACAAGATCTGTTGTATTCACGAGGATTCATCACCTGTGAATATTTATCACTAACTTTGATACTTATATTCAAGAACTATTCTTGCAAAAAATGTTTTAAGATATTGCAATCTCTCTTGCTCTGCAGGATGTCCTCCAGGCCACTGATCAATATTAACTTGAAGAGATTTGTAAATCAAATAAACATCATCAATACCAAACTGCAACTCTATGTAAGTTGAGTCTGGATCAAAGTCCTCATCCTGATAAGTCCATTCATCATCATTCATCATCCTAACCCCGCGTTGAATCGCATAAACTCTATTGCGTTTTTGATGTGATAAGTTCGATTACTTACTTGCTTTAGTATACTCTCAATATAAACGAGCATTGTATCATAATAGTCAATTTTTAACGAAACTCCTGAGAGTCTCTCATCTGCATCCAAATATTTTTGCATAGTGTCTTTATCTCGGATCTTTTTGGGAAACGGATTTTCAATATAAACGTCGGGATCTGCTTTACCAGAATAATACTCATACCTCTCGTGTCTTATATTCTTTTTTTGTTGTTCTGCTTTCTTCCTAAGAAGAAATATGGTATTATATAATTCAAAGTATTTTGCATGTAGAGATGGGATTTTCAAAGACTCTTCGTGTAAGTTGTCCCTGTCGATATCAGAATCTTTTTTCCACATCTCTTGAATAGATTCAAGATCAAGACTCATAATTTGTTGCCGGACATGTCAGTTATATTGTAGATAGTATACTTGAAAGTGACATCTGCTGTAAAGTACTGTATATCCTCACTAGTTGCATCAAAGTTCAATGTGGATAGTTCAGTCGGGAACATATCCTGAAAAGTTATTTTAAAGTTGGGATTCTCTTTGCTAGTTAAAATCTGCAAAGTAGCGTCAGAGAATAAATTAAGTTCTGAATTATTGGGTTGAAGAAAATTCTCTACTCCTCCTTGCCAATCATAAATCTCACTCAAACTTTCAGGATATCCTAAACCTCTAATCCAATTATAGATCTCAAGATAGTTTTCTAAGTTCTCATCTACGAGAAATCTATAATTGAAATCTCCAAATTCAACCTTATCACCAGGACGATCAATATCCTTTAAGTATGTTGGTTGAATGGCAGTTCCCATCGAGATAGCAGGCAAGTTCGCAGAGTTGCCAAAGAAAGCAACTTTAGGTGCTCTCTGCAATGTGAACTTAAAACCAGTGGGAGATAAGAAATTTCTATTACTTATCTGTCTCTCAAAAGGATTGCCGTAAGACATCGTTTTCTAAGTATTTAGATAAAAAAAGGGGAACCTTTCGGTTCCCCAGCACTTCCTTCACACGGATGTGAAAATTATATCACATCAGGTTCTTAACAGCAACACGTCTGTAGTAACGGTTCTGGTTGACGTTAAGTCCACCCAGTTGTGCTTCGGTTCCTTCAGCGAAGGGGTTCGCTACCATTCCGTAGCGAGTCTTGAAGCCAATCTTGGGTTGGAAGGTGTCCTCTCCAACGGCGCGAACCATCTGCAGAGGTACATAAGGACAATAGAACAGTCCAGCGTCATAAGGAGAAGTACCCTTATAACCAACAACGTAATACTGGTTACCGGGAGTTCCGTTAGCGGAAGTCAGGTTAGCAGCATAAGGATCGATGTATACACGATACTTACCTTGCAGAACACCAGCGAAGGTGTTACCAGCGTCGTCAACGTTGAGGTTGGCGTTCAGTGCAGGGGTGTAATCAAGTACACCAGCCATGGTGAGAGCAGAAGCAACGTCAGCAGAGCACAGGATGGTGTTGCCCTTTCCGCGACGAGTTCTTTGTGCAATCGCGTTAGCGTCTCTTTCGATCTGGAACAGGAGTCCCTTGAACTTCTCAACACTCCAGCGTCCGTTGGAGTCGATGTCGAGATCGAACTCACCAGCGGTAGCGGTGTTCTGAACAGCACCTTGCTCAGCAACCTTATAGATGGTGCGGATAACTTCGCGGTTGATCTCAGCCAGAATCTCAGTGGAGAGAATGTTGGCGAGTTCAGCCTCGGCGTTTAATCCGTGGATTGCTTTCAGATCCTGTGCCAGTTCCAGGGAGTACTCAGCCTTGAGGGCGCGTGACTTTGCAGTAACGGTTACCTTCTCAATGCTGAATGCCATCTGGTTGAAGGCATTAGCAGCAGCATCTCCGAGTGCCTCAGCATCGGATGTCTGCATACCTTGTCCAACGTTATATGCGTTGGAGTTGGCAGAACCAACAGGGTTCAGAACGGAGGGGTTAGTACCACCTTGTGCGGTAGTACCCATACCAGCAGTACCATCGGAGAAGCCACCTTCCAGGTTGCGTCCGAAGTTCTGTCCGGAGAATGCAGAATCAGGCTCGTTGTAGAACGCTTCGGTTCCGGACTGATTCTGATAGCGGGAACGCATCGCGAAGATGAGTCCAGTAGGGCCGCTCATGGGTTGAACGCCAGCCAGATCATAAGCGATCAGGTTGGGCATGGAGCGTCTGATCAGGGAGATCAGAACGGGATCGAAGTTGTCTACGCTAGATCCAGTAGAGTTGGTGGGAGCAGCCTCACTCAGGAGGGATCCACCAGACTCAAAGGAGGAAGACTCCTTCAGGAATTTCTCTTGGTTTTCGAGCAGGACAGCGGTTACAGCCTTTCTATGAGGATCTTTGATAGACTCAAGTCCATCGTACTCAAGAAGGGGTGCCCACTTCTCCTGCAGCTGTTCGGATTGGAACATTGCGGGTTACCTATGTTAAAAGTTTAGTGTTTGTTTGTTATGTAATCAGATTATTTGCTAAAAGTTCCCAGGGATCTGAGATAAGCACTCATTGTATCAGAATACTGCTGATGGTTATGAGTTTCACCTTCAGACAGGGTTTCAGTTTTAGCAACGGGAGCAGCGTTCTTAGGGAAATAAGATTCCTTCAGTGTCTCCAGTTTTTCACGATAAGATTCTTCACTTTCAAACTCTACACTTTCAGAAAGTGAGGCGAGCTTCTCCTTCTGAGTGGACGCAAGTCCTTCAGAAACTTCATCAAGGATACCGTCTGCAACAGACTCGCTGAGTCTGCCATTCAGAGCAATATTTTTCTCGATTTGCTCGTTGAGTTTTGTCTCCATATCATCAAGTTTTTCTACCATGCTCTCAAGCACATCATATTTTTCTTCAGGGATTGATACATAATGTTCTTCAAAAAGGCCCTTCATTCCTTCAAGGAATGATTCAGTCATTTCAGTCTTGAGGCCTGTCTCAATGGCAAGTGCGTTTTCTTCAAACCACTCGTCAGAGACATACTCAAGATAAGAATCAACACGCTCAGCGAGTGACTCTTTCGCTGCCTCAACTTCTTCAGCGAGCTTGGCAGCATATTCTGCTTCGATTTCTTCTTTAATAGAAGCAACCTTAGCACTGATTGCGGCTTCAAAGATTGTCTTTGCTTTCTCTTTGAATTCTTCGGAGAGTTCTTCGCCGCCGAGGAGTGCGTTAACATCCTCTTCAACGTTGTACTCGGCAACAGTCTCAGTAGTCTCTTCTTCAGCGACTACTTCGTCAGTGGTTTCTTCTTCGATCACGGGTTCCTCGATTTCGACTTCCTCTTCCTTCATGCCTGCAGGAGCAGGATCACCAGGTTTTGCCTTCTTATTAACTACATCCTTAACTTGCTTAAGGGTGCTACCGGGAGTCTTCAGCTTTGCTGAATCATCATCGGTTTTGTAGTTCTCAGGGGTGGGCCCACCGAGATCTTCGTAAGAACCAGTCTGTCCAGGAGTTGTTC